ATTAGATCGTCACCATTCACACCCACGTTTGGGTGATCTGGCCAACGGAACCTGTTATCTCCCAGAGAGGGAGCGGGCTGCCATGGGATCTCCATGACGCGGAAAACCGCCTTTATGCAACTTGCAAATATGATGCACTGCAAAGGGAACGTGAATGCATTCCCCATCGTAGACACCATGTGGAGGTCGATAAGATCCCCACTCGGAAGTTTCACCTTGGGACATCGAAGCAATTTCAACCAGGACATGAAGTCCTTAGGAAGTAACCACTCTAACATCTTTAGGCTAATACTGTCCGACGCAGAACTAAGGTCGATAGTCGCGAGACTACCGTCCCTACTGCCGTTCTTTGCGAGTACCCGGTTCTTCGACTGTTGGTCTAGGAGGTTGATCCCAAACCTCTCGCGCAGTCGCTCCTCCAGAAGGTGTTTTAAACCCTGCTGAAAGAACATGTTGAGCATTGGCTCAACACAAATAGTCCGAGAAATCTCATTGGACTTAGGTACAAAAGTAAGGTAACTGGTAGTAGTGATTCGCCCAAACTCCCACGCGCGACGCATTTCTGCTGACCGCCATGTTTGTCGGGCATCAATCCACTGCTGGTACGCAAGTACCAAACCAGGTGAGCTTGAGCACAAGGGCCCTGAGAACTGCTTCGTATAGAAGTCGTCCCCAAAACCCCCAGAGCTCGCGCCGGGGCCATGCTTCGCGTTATTCAACAACGAAGTAACGTCGTCACATAAGGAGGTTAATCCATCTTTCATCCAGAACCTATAGATCTCTTCGCGCATTTCCCCGAGGATTACGTCCTCTACGAGTGAGCGCTTGGAGTCCAGGGCCCAAGAACTGCAACTTTCGTTGCATTGAAGAAACTTCTTCAACGCCTTATCATCGGCGTCTGCGGCGACCTCAGAGGCGTGCTTCTTTAGCAGCGACTCTCTAAGCCTATTAGCAGCAATCTGCTTGTAGGTTGCCTCAGGTGGTAAACCACCACTTAGAGCAAGGTGCCCCAAGTCCTGTTCTATCAGGTTGAAAAGAGCATGAGCATCGAGAGATGACATCGTGACTCCTCCATCAGTAATATACCATTTCAAACGAAAGTCAGTCTACTCGGCAAGGAGTTCTTCCCTGTTCGACGTAGTGTCGCCAATGGCTTTTACACCATCGACAACCTGACTACCAATGAATCCGACAGCCAGGAGGCTTAGGATCCAGAGGATGCAAGGGCCGCACCGTCTCCTTAGCTCGACTCCGAAGAGTTCTGCTTGAGAGACTGGATACATGCGGCGACCCCGTTTACTCATCGGCCTTACGGCCGGCAAGCTATGGGGCTTCCGGAGATCCGGAAACTTGCTCACTGGCTACCGGTGACAAGAGTGTCACCGACACCAGACGACACTTGCATGATGCAACCTGCATCAAAAGAGACAAGTGCT